CCCCTCTGAGGGCTTGCCAGTAAGCCGTTCGCAGACCAATTGCGCCATGTAGTTATCACGACTCGCTGAGTAGCCCGATTTTGTCTTTGCAACCACATCGGCAACTCGGCTAGCGGTAACTTTTCCAACTCTTGCGGCAAACCATTCATCTGTTTTTTGTTCCATTTAAAGTGCCGCCTTTCTTGCGTTTTTGGCTGCAATGATTTTCTTTTGGGCTTCTGCGTCTGACTGCGTATCCTTAAAAGCCTCGGTATAAACCGCTTTTAAAGCATCAGCATTGGGCGCTGCGCTAATCTCTGCCAACCAATCAGCCAAGCGACCAGCGTCAAAGCTAGGTGCTTTCCGGCTTGCTGCGTTACCGTCATCGTCTTCTGGGGCAATACCGCAAGCTGCCATCAATGAATAGCGTCTAGCGTAAGTCAAAGCAGAACCATAACCTTGCGGGTCTTGCTTGCTAGCGGGAACGTGTAGTTTGCCGCACTCAAGAACTTCGCCAGATTCATGAATAAACATCGTTTCTACTGTTACGCCAGTAGTGTCTTCGTAATTTCGTTGAATTAAAGCGATGCCGTTATCGTTAAGCGCATCAATAACAGCTTCGACACAAGCCGACAAGTCAGCATAACGGCTGCGAAAATGCGGGTTAGTGGATGTTTTAAGCGCAGGGCCAAATGCTTTTTGTGCTTTGACCAAGGCAGTAGCTATGTTTTTCATGCTGCCTCCAATGCCAATTGAAGAGCTTGAATCAAGGCTTCGGTTTCTTCATGGGTCAATGCCACCGATGCGAAACCGCCTGTGAAAAAAATTGCTAGGGTTGACCCATCATCAAATTTATCAATCATCAACTTGTCACCTTGGTCAATCTTGATGACTGTTGAGTTTTGCTCTACTGTAATACTCATACTAGCTCCTAAAAAGACCCCGAGAAATTCGAGGCATGGATGCATTATAGTTTAGATTTCTATACAAAACACACTTTTGCAAAAAATTTTTAGTTTTTTTATGTCGCTGCACGATCAATGAACCGATTGTTAGCGTTTTCGCTTCTCCAGATGTCTACTCTTAGCTGTGCAGCCGTTAGTTGCCACTTTAAAGTTTCCTCTTCTTCTATGGCAGCAGCTAAGCCTTGCAATAATTGCTGATATTCCAAATCAGCATAAGCGTCTCGTTCTTGGGCAGCGGTGGTGTTTACGCCTTTTAGTAACGCTTGCTGCATCAACAATGCTTTTTTGCTCTTGCGAAATTCCTCAATGTATACACGGCTAGACTTTGCTTTTGCATACTTTGGTGCATTTTTAAGGATGAAATCTACCGCTGCGTGTGGTGCATCATTCATTGCAGTTCCTCTTTAACCAAAATTTCTACCGCCGAGTCCCGACCATAGACTTGCGTAGCGTGCAAAATAACGACTTGCTTATCATCTAAGTAAACAATGTCGTTCATCGCATCTAAAAAACATTTGATGACGTTGTCTAAGTCTGGTTTTTTAGTCGGCAACTCTAAACCTGCCAAACACGCTTCAAATCGTTTTTTGCTATATGAAGCTGGTATCCCCTTAGTAACGTAAATAAATACGCTTACAGGCGTTTTTAACGGCTCTGAAGCACCCATTGCAACCATTGCCGATGCTTTAATCATTGTTTCGTAGTCGGCTGTCTGTTTTGGTGTGTATGTTTTGACAAAGCCGCCACGATTGGAAAACCTAGGGCGGCCTTTGCCTTGCGGAGGGCCTTCAACACGGTAAGTAACCATAAATGTCATAACAGCAATCCTTGTTCAACTTGGTAAAAACTCCAAACTGGAGGTGCGTTATGAGCTTCAATGCGTTCACGCATAACTTTGGCTCTGGCTTCTTTTGTAGCTGGTGTGTAGCTGCCATGCCAGGCTTTATCAATGCCAATGTTGCGACCAATGTTTGTGCTGTCTGTTGATGCAAATGGCAATTTTGTAAAAACCATTGGGTCAAGCATCCGCAAACCATGAAGTTTGCACATAGGCCGACCATCCTCATCGCAAATGGCTCTCATGGCTGTGCCTATTCGTGACCACCAGCCTTCATTGCCAACAAAAGCATACTGACCTGACGAACCTATACAAATGCGAGGCCACTCATTTGCTAAACGAATCAACCGATCAATTGATTCGTGCATATGCCACACAGGTGCGCCAAACCACTTGGGCAAAGGCCACTCAGCCAACAAAGCATCATTGTCAGCCTCACCGCCTTCAATCACATCAGGAATAACAGCAAAGTCACAAGAAGGAATTTTTTTGCACATTGCCGCCCATTCATAGAATTCTGACCAATCTGTGATTGGCTCACCTGACCGCCAAGCGGAAAAAGCGCCGTTATCAATGGCAAACGATTGGCACAATTCAACAGCTAGTCCAAGTTGCCCAGAATGACGAAAAGATACGAAAGCATGACCAGCTTGGCAAACGCTTGTAGCTGCCTTGTCAGGCGTTATGGGAAGGCCGTGATAGTGAATCATGATTCAATCCCAAAATCTAAAGATGGTCGATAAACGTCAACTTTTAAAAACTTAACATCAATTTTTTGCATTTCAACCAATTGCAAACCATATTCATACAAATAAACCGCAATTGATTCCATTGTTGGGGCAGGAATTGCAGTATTTAAATGCGTATGGTCAACTAATCTTTTTAACTGCCATTCAAGTTTATTGATACCTTTAAAGCTAACAGGCTTTTCTTTGCTTGTTTCAAACCACAGTTTTACTTTAAAAGAATGTCCATGCACTTGTGGGTTATCGGGCAATGAATGTGATGCCTCAAACCAAAATTCTTTCCAGGCTTTCATTTGTTTCCCCTTATTCTGTTCATGCGCTGGCGTAAGTTTTCAGCTTCTTTTTTTCCACGCTTTTTTTCAATAGCCTCGATGGTGTCTGCCCACCAAGCATTAGCTTCGCCATAGCCAAGCTCTTTAGCTTTCTTGCGATAGCGTTCCACCCATTCTCTACTTTCGCAATCTTTCATAAATTCAATTTGATCTGCTGTCATCACAACTGAACTCTTTATGGTATTTTTGTCTTGCATTTTTTACGGCTGCTTCTGCATCTTTTATATCAATAAAATGTCCTAAATGAATTGTTTTTTTGTTGACTGCAATTCTTGCTCTAAATTTGCCAGACCTTTTATTAAACCCTACGCCTTTGATTCCAGTAACATTGTCTTTTCTTAGTTGAGCATTCCAAGCGTTTTGTGAAGCATTTGCTGCTCTCAAATTTTCAATTTTGTTATTGCTTGGATTGCCATCAATGTGATCTATGTATTCAGGCATATATCCATGATGAAACAAAAAAATTACTCTATGTAATTTGAGCATTTTTTGTTTGATTCGGATATTTACATATCCATTTTTTTTAACACAACCAGCTTTAGAACCTTTAATTATTCCAAAACCTTCTTTTGCAAAATACAAATTACCATCTAAGTATTTGTATCTTTCTTGCAGATATGCTTGAGTAATCATGTCGCACCTCATCATTGGTGGAAGCCATCACTAAAAAAATTGCAGCAGGACGGTGATGAATCGTCTTTTCCCCCGCTAAAGGTAGCCGCATAAGAATTTTAACTCAATCCAATTGCATCGCCTAAAACCCATAAGGCCCAAGTTATTGCTGTCCAAGGCACAGAATCGTCACCCATGCGAACCAGGTCAAGGATTCGAGCCGCTTCAAGTTCTTCAAGGTTGTAATGGTTACGCATTTAAAACTCCTTGTTCCACCAAACTGCATCAATTGCTGGCGTTGGCTCAACTTTTGGCAAAGCTGCTGGCTTCATTTTTTTATCGGCTTTTGACCATTGGTGCTTGCTGCACATTGGTTTCTGACCAGAAATGTGAACCGACCAAAGCTGATTGCATCCTTGGACGCTGCACAGGTTAGAAAACTCTTGGTTTTCTTTTTCTTCTACTTTTTTAATGTTGTAAGCCATGATTACTCCTTGTGGTAAGCACCTTCAACGATGCGAGCAAATTTTGTGGGGGTGAAAATAAAGTCTATGTCTGCCTTCCAATCCTTAACCTTGCCAGTTAAGAATTTAGAGCCTCGCACATGGTCAAAGAAATCAGCAAACCATTCAAGCCCTTGGTCTTTGGTGAACTTCTGTTCAGCAACAACTTCACGCCATCTGGCTGAGATTGTTCGCTTCCTGGCATCGTTGACTACTTCGCACCTTGGCAACTGAGGAAGTTTGGTATTGAATAGCTCAACAATTTCAGAAATTGGCGCTGCTGGAGTTCTCTCGACTTTAGGCGAGGGGACAAGAACCGTAGGTTCTATATCTATTGGTTCTTGGTTATTGGTTATTGGTTTATGGTTATTGGTTGGTTGAACGTCCGTTGAACGGGCGTTAAGCCTTCGCTCTGCGGACGCTTTACCAGCCCTTGACGCTTGTTCAATTTTCGAGTGATAGTGAGCAATTTCTTTGTCGGCTCTTTGGTTTATCCAGCCATCATCAGACAGCAAAAAAAACTCCTCAAGCACAAGCCGAACTTCTTGTTCAAACTCTCGCATACCGATCTGACGTGCAACGGACGTTACACCGATGTTCAACGGGCGTTCACTTAAATAGTAAGCATCAAGCAAACGCCTGTAAGCAATGTCTTCGATAGGCGAT